AAAAGAATTAATTAGTTATACAGGTAAAACTGCCACCACATTTACGGGTATTACCAGATCGCAGTATGGCTCATCTGGCGCTTCACATGCCGCAGGTGTTTATGTAACAGAAGCTCAGGCAGTACCTTCCGCAACTACGGCTTTAGCTATTCCATACGATACAACCGATTATAATAATCAAATATCTTTAGATGCCACAGATAAAAGTAAAGTTGTTTTTGCTGTTTCTGGGTTTTACAACATCCAATTTAGTATTCAGCTTTTAAACGGTAAGAGTTCAATAGATAACGTAACTCTTTGGTTTAGACAAAATGGTGTTGACATTCCAAATACGGCTGGAATTGCGACCGTTCCTCTTGGCCCCGGCACTAGTCTGGGCGCTATTATCGTAGCTTGGAATTTAGTTATACCTGTAACCGCTGGTGACTATATTCAGTTAATGATGGCTTCAGATTCTGGAGACACAGTAGCTGGTACTTACCCGCCCGGAACAGCGCCTGTACACCCAGTATCACCATCTGTTATTTTCACCGCAACATTTGTGTCTGCGCTCTCAACATGATACGATCAACCAACCCCCTATTTAAGAGGCAACAATGAGCCTACAGCACGCTGCAAAACATTTGTCTGCGCATGGTCGCGGCCCAGACACGACTCTTGTCCACATGTCCAAAGGCGAAGTCAAAAGCCTGAACGACTTGGCTATGGCTCATGGTGGCCATCTAACTATCAACCCGCATACGGGCTTACCCGAAGCTGGATTTTTATCTCGAATCCTTCCAATGATTGCTGGCGCAGGATTAATGATGGTTCCCGGTATGCAGCCTTTGGCTGCTTCTGCAATTGTTGGCGCTGGGTATGCAGCCAAAACAGGCAGTCTTTCTAAAGGTTTGATGGCTGGTTTAGGTGCTTATAGTGGTGCGGGTTTGGGTAGCGCTCTTACCTCCGCTGGCGCATCTTCGATTACTCCGGCGGTAGAGGCAGCAGCCCCTGCGGCGACCCCTGCGGCAGCCCCCGCTCCTGTGGTAGAAACACCTCCTACTCCTGTTTCAACTACTGTCCCTGCTCCTTCTGTAACCTCTACAAATATTCCGTCGTGGAATGCAAATCAACCGTTTGCTAACCAAACAATGGTTTCCCCCACTGTCGCCGCTCCCGCTCCAGTTACTGTTACTCCTGCCTCGGCCACCACTCTTGATACTACTGCCACTGCTCCTAACTACTCATATGAGTTAAAAGGGAATACGCCGGGAATAAGAGCGTCTTTGGATACCTCAACGCCGAGCCGTTTTTCATTGAGTGGGCAAAGTGGTAACTACAACTTAGCAAACCCAATGCCATCCCCCGCATCTATTGCTAACCCCGCCCCTTCTCCTGTCGAAAACATGACTCCTCTTGAACGGCTTCAGGCTATGAAGAGCGGAGCAACTTTTGATAACCTCACAAAATTTGCAAAAGAAAACCCAATGCAGGTAGCAGGTATGGCTGTAACAGCGTTTACCCCTGATAAAAAACCAAGAGAAAAGCCATACCGCGATGCTGACCCCGGTCAACAATATAGCTATGAAGCAAATGCTGTAAACCCAGCTCCTAATCAGTATGGGCAAGAGCAAAAATATTACAACCAGCAATACACAAGAATGGCCAGCGGCGGACTCTCCGATGCTCAATACAACTTAGGTGGCTACTCAGATGGTGGCCGACTGCTTCGTGGCCCGGGTGATGGCGTGTCCGACTCTATCCCTGCTGTGATAGGCAAGAAGCAACCAGCACGTTTGGCCGACGGTGAATTTGTTGTACCTGCCCGTATTGTGTCTGAGTTGGGCAACGGCTCGACTGAAGCTGGCGCACGCAAACTGTACGCCATGATGGACAGAATTCAGAAGACTCGTAGTTCAACTGTAGGTAAAGGCAAAGTCGCCAAGAACAGCCGTGCTGATAAGCACTTACCTGCATGAACGCAGTCACAAGCATCGTATATGCCAGCGAAGACCCAGCCACATTTGTGGATGAGATGCAGGCCCTTCTGCCCGAGCATTACGATGAATTGTGTGTTACAAAAGATTTTCCTTTAGCGCCAGACTATGTTGGATATGGTCGTTTGGTTATGGCCGGTATGCTGCGCTGCATCACATGCAGGGCTGAAGGTAATTTGATTGGTTACATAATTTTTATTGTGCAACCGCATTTACACTATATGACCTGCAAAACTGCTTTTGAAGACCTGTATTTTGTCAAGAAAGAATTCCGTCAAGGCCGAATTGGGATTAGATTATTCCAATACGCCGAAGATGTGCTCAAGCAAGATGGTGTTAACAGAATCATCATGCACACCAAAATTCATTTAGATAACTCTCGGTTGTTTGAGTACCTCGGGTACAAGCACACTGACAAACTCTACACAAAGATATTGAGCACGGAGTCGGTATGAACATTTCACGTAAACAACTTTACGCTTTAGGCGAACCTTTTGGCGATTCAGCTACCCGTTTAAAACCCGGTGGTCGTGTATACGGCGGTGGCTCTAGCACTCCTGCGGATACAACAAATGTCCAAACAATGGAGTTGCCCGAGTGGGCACGGGGCTATGCTAAAGATACGCTGGCCAAAACTTCTGCGTTAACCGACATCAATAAAAACCCGTATCAACAATATCAAGGCAACCGTATTGCTGGGTTCCAACCCATGCAGCAGCAGGCATTTGAAGGCGCGGCAAACATGCAGCCGTCCGCGCAGGTTGGCATGGGTACAGGTTTGGCCGGTGCAGCCGGTATCGGTGCGCTCGGTACAAATTACCAAGGCGGGCAATTTCAAGGCGGTCAGTTTGATAATCAAGCTGCCCAGCAGTACATGAACCCCTACACACAAAATGTAGTGGATTACCAGAAGTCCCAAGCACTGCGAGACTTTCAAATTGCTCAGCCAATGCGTAATGCTCAGGCCGTAGGTGCGGGTGCGTTTGGTGGAAGCCGACAGGCCATTCAGGATGCTGAAGCACAGCGTACTTTGAACTCTCAGTTGCAAGGTATCGAGGCTACTGGCCAACAAAATGCGTTCCAACAAGCTCAGCAGCAATTTAATGCCGACCAAGCTCGCCGTATGCAGGCTCAGCAGTTGGGTGAACAGTCTCGGCAGTATGGCGCGGGTCTGGGAATGCAAGGTTTACAAACAGCGTTACAAAGTGCTGGTACTCTTGGTCAACTTGGCCAAACTCAGTATGGCCAGCAAATGGGCATTAACCAATTACAAAGTGCGTATGGCACACAGCAGCAACAGCAGGCCCAACGTCCGCTGGATATGGCGTATCAGGATTTCCTGAACCAACAGAACTACCCATACAAACAGTTGGGCTTCATGTCCGACATGATCCGTGGTTTGCCGCTTGGCCAACAGTCTACTGCTCAGGTGTATCAGGCTCCCCCGTCTGCTATTCAGACCGTGGGTGCGCTCGGCCTTGGTGCTTACGGTATCAACCAATTAACAAAAGCCGATGGTGGCTTGGCCGGTGCTTACGCTGGCGGGGGTATGGTTGCGTTTGGTGACGGTGGCAATACCGATATTCCCCATTCCCCAATGGATGACCCATCTAAGATGGCAGAAGCAGTATCCAAGCTCAGCGACGAACAGCTTCAAGAAATTATTCAGCATCCATCTAGTGCAGCAGAACTTCAAGCTGCCAAAACAGAATTGGCTACCCGTGCTTCAGAACATAGAGGCTTGGCCAGCGCGTACAACATCATGCCGCAACAAGCACCATCAATGCAAGAAACCCCCCAAGCTCCGGTAATGCAAGCCGCACATGGCGGCATTATGGGGTTCAAAGACAGAGGCGCGGTAGAAAGCGATGATGAAGAAGAAGTGACAGCAGCTTTTGATCCAAGCCAACTTTTCTCTGGCAGCTATACGCCCGGCAACCAAAAAAACTTTGATTTATGGAATCAAAGATTAGCCGACGCATATAAAGCTCAAACCGATTACCAACCTTCTGCTCCCATGACAGAAGATGAGCGCCGTGCAGCTACTACTGCAAACTATAAAGAAGTCATGGCAATGGCTGGCCCATCTCCATATGAGGCGCAAAATGCTCGTATATCTGGGCTGGAAAAACAACAAGCCGGTAATTTGGAACAGCAAAAAGGTTTGGCTGCTATTGCCGCGATACCCACAGTTCTTCAGGGCGGTAATGCCATACGAGGTATAGGCGCTGGCGTTGGGGCGTTTGGTGGAATGTACGGTAAAGCTCTACAAGCTGACCGCGAAGAAAAACGCTCTCTTATGAGCATGAAAAATAACTTGGAAGATGCGCAGTACAAACTGCGGGTCGGTATGGTTGGCGATGCACGTCAGCTTACTGCCGAAGCACGCCGCGACAAACAGGCCGCAGAAGCTGCAAATATTGCGAAGAACAAAGCGTTGGGTGTAACTGCCGCCGCTGCCGCAAACCTTAACAAACCTCAACGTCCGTTGGTACAAAAACCAGCGACCGTTAAAGAACCAAAGGTCAATGAACAATTGGCTGCGGCTGAAATTGCACTTGAAACTAATCCATCACCTACTAATAAAGCTAAAGTCGAAGCCTTGCGCCGTACAGTAGACCGAATCAGAACTTCTGATGTTGGCCCAACTAAAGCTGGCGGTGTTGGTGCAGAGCTTTCTAGCAAAGAAACATTGGCTGCTTCTACCGCTGCCAAGAAAGCCGCACTGCGCAATGAAGATTGGCAAAACGCTACTACTCAAGCCGAGAAAGATGCGGTTGAACAGCGTTTGTTTGAAGCTGAAATAGAAAAAATACAATCTGGCAAACAAAAACTTGGCGCGGAAAAACCCGCTCCTACGGCGACAAAGCCTTTGTCCTTACCAGCCAACCCCAAAGCTACTGACTTAAAGGATGGAGTCGTATATAGTACGCCAAGGGGTAACGCCAAATGGAATGCAAATACACAGAAATTCACGCCTGTACCATAAGGGGTCACTATGGCTAAAGATTTTTCACTGGATGAGGCACTGACCCCACCGCCTCAAGAAGAGTTTGGTCTTTCTGATTTATTTGCGGCGGAAGAACCTACGGGCGTTAAAAATTATGTGCCTAGAAAACCTCAAGGCCCTGTCCGAACTTTTCAAGGTAAAACTTACCCGCCTAAACAAGTAAAGCCTGCGCCCGTAGCCGACACTGATTTTGACACCGGCAATGCGGCAGGGGATGAGTTTGGTTCGGCAATTATGAATGCGCCGCAGCAATACCAGAGCATCATGGCGGGCCGAAAGCTACCTGAGCTTCCAACAGAGGATCGCGCCGTTGTAAACCCTCAATTTGTAACTGCGGTTCAAGCACAACTAAACGCACTGCCCACCGAACAGCGCCAAGCTGCTTTGGACAAAATGACTCAACGGCCAGATGTGTATGGCCGAGCCGCTCGTGCTATTGCTGGCCGGTATGCGGCAATGGATCAAAACCAAACTCCTACGGCTAGGAAGTTTGACCCACGTCTTGAAGCTCAGACTGAACGGTTTGCTGAGCAAGGAATAGAACGCCCAGAAGATTACGCTAAAGCTCAAGCGTTGAGCGGTCGGTTGATGCCTGATTTGCAGCAGATGACACCAGATGTTGTAGGTGAGCAAGCCGATGTTGAAGCACAAAAGCGTGCCAAAGAACTTGCCGATGCCGACTTCATGGATCGTGTTGGTGCTGGTGTTCGTTCTCAATGGACAAAATCCGGTATGGGTTTGTTGCAAGCCTATGCAGATTTGACTGGCGATAAACAGTTTAGTTCTGATTTAAACAGCGCACGTCGTATTGAAGAAGCCCGTGAGAAAGTTATCCCTCAAGGCGAAAGCATATTTGAAAAGTCATTTCAAGGAGCAATGACAAGTTTGGGTTCCCAAGCACCGTTTATGGTTATGAGTGCAGTTACAGGTACTCCACTCCCTGTGCTGGCTCAAGCAGCGATCCAACAGTTTGGGGATTCTTACGGCGAAGGAAAAGCTGCGGGTTTATCGGGTTCAGCATCAGCAGCAAGGGCAATTCCAACAGCCGCAGCCGAAGTATTCTTTGAGCGTTTTGGTATGACCAAAGCCCTTGCTGGCTTGAAGTCCCACATTGCCAAGTATGGCGTAGACAGTGTGCCTAAGTACGTGGCGCAATCTATTGCCTCTGAATTACCCGCTGAATTAGCTACCACTGCTACGCAATACGCAATTGATGCAATGCCAGAAATTGGGTTGAACAAAAACCCAAGCATGGTCGATCTATACAAACAACTTGAAGAGACCCTGCGTCAAACAGTTCTTCAAGCTGGTGCAACTGCTGGCGTGACTATAGGTGCGGTTAAAGGTGGCCAAAAAGTTGCTCAGATGCTCGGCCCACGCGAAGGCGCGTACCAACGTGATACATCTTACGAAGGTATATCTGAAATCATCGCTCGGTCAAAAGGGTTCTTGACCCCTGAAGAACGCCAACAAAGAGAGCAGAAAACAGAGTTTGGTTTAGATGAGCTTGGCGCAGAACGCCCCGGTGTTGAAGTAAAACAAGAACCTATTACTTCAGTGGATTTAGGCGAAGTACGCCCCGGCGCTGAAGTAACGCCCCCGGCGGCTCCTAAAATTGAAGTTGCTACAAGAGTTGATCGTAAGCAGCAGATTGAAGCACTGGCTACACAGATAGCCGAAGAACAAGGCATACCTGATGAAGATGCACGCCGTATTGCTACGTCACAAGTAATAGCTCAAGAACTAAAAGAGAAAAAAGCTGCTGCGGATTTGGTTACTAAACCTCAAGAAGACCGCGTAAAGGCCCGTGCTCAAGAACTGCTGTCTGAGGGTGTGACCCTAAACCCAACCGAGGCTATAAACATAGCCACAACAGAAATTCAAGAACAGGATGAAGCCGATGCGCTTGCTGCAAGAGAAGCACAAGGAGAAACAAATGCTGGACAAATTGACACCACAACAGGTAGAGCAGGCGTTTCAGTGGCTGGACAGCCCGGTGCAATCGTACCCACCGGAGGGGCTAAAGGCTCTAAGCGAAGTAGAGTGGTTTCTACTGGAGAGAATGTTGCAGGGGCTACTGGCGGAAAAAGATCGAAACCCAGTGCAATAGTCGATGAACGTGGTGCGATCATTCCCTCCCCTAAAAAGGGAGAAGACCCAATTGCGTCTGCTGGGTTTAAAACGCTTGAAGAAGACAACAACATATCCGATGATCTTGTAGGGGCTACCTTCATTACCGGTATGAACGCATCGGCAAAGAACAAAGGTGCGGGTACAAAACTTTTAAAGTCAATTACAAATTGGGCGGATACAAACGGCAAGACATTGGTTCTTGTTCCTTCAGCAAGCCCAGATGCTGAGTTGGGTGGGTTGTCCCAAGAACAGTTAAAAGACTGGTACACACGTAATGGATTTGAAGACCGTGTGGATTACATGGTCAGAGCGCCAAAACAAAAAGCTACTCTTGGTGCGCCAGTCAGACTTACGGAAGAGCAGAAAAAACAAAAGCTTGCTGAGAGTGCGCCGGTACAAGCAGAAAAAGCCCGCGCAGAACGTGCATTGACACGTATCAACCAAACGCTTGACGCTTTGGCCAAACCAATAACTGAAGATGAGTTTGAGTCAGAAAACGAATATGCAGAAGCACAGCAAGCGACACGAACCAAACGCCGCGATGCAATCAAAGAACTGCTCATATTGAAGGGCAACCCAGCCCTGCGCGGAACCAAAGTCGGTGAGCGTATCAATGCGGCATTGGCACGCCCAGATATTTCTGCAAAAGAAAAAGCTGAAATCCAGTCGGGTATTGACGCAGTCAACAAAGCCAAGATGTCTGGCCCATCCGCGTCTACGACTACCAAAGAACCTGCTGATACTAGATACAATAAGTTCACGACTGGCCCACAAGCCATATCTCACATCGTCAAAACAGGTACAAAATTCCAACAGCGGTTGGCCAAGCGCCTCCGTGGGTTTGTAACCAAAGTTCGTTTTGTGGTTATTGAAGAAGGTCAAGAGCTACCCGAACAACTGAAAACCCCCAAAAATGCTGCTGCATGGGATCGCTCAATTGCACTCTACATCGAGAACTACAAAACCAACGACCAAGTCATTTACGTGCGCGGTGCGTCCTTTGGCAATGACCAAGGCATCAACAACCTCACCGTGCTGCACGAATTGCTGCACGCTGCAACAAACCGCAAGATTGCTTTGGCCAAGGCGTTTATCGACAAGGGCATTCACCTTAATCACCCGGTTGTAAAAGCATTCCAAGACCTCATCCGCACAATGAACAGCGCGGGTCGGGCGTATGAAGATTTAGCCAAGCGCAACAAGCTACCCATGCACATGGTCAAGCTCAAGTACGACGGCGATATATTCTCTGACCCACGCGAGTTCGTTGCTTATGGTTTGACAGACGAGACCATGCAAGACTTCCTGATGCAAGCCGAGGGCTTCGAGGAAGACACATCGTATTTGAGCCGTTTTGTTCGGGCAATACGTGATTTGTTTGGTATGGGTGAAAGCGATACCAATGCACTGACCGATTTGGTTATTGCAACCGAGAGCATCCTAAAGAGCCGCCCACCAAAGATTAAGGCTAAGGGTGAGCAGGTTAGCCGTACCAGCAAAGACACAACTCCTGATGTACAGGGTGAGACCGTATCGGCTAGACCGACTGCCAACGTGCAGCGACTGACCAAGATGCTTGGTTCAAAACTGTATGGCTCACCTGAAGATATTGGCAAAGTCTCTATCAAAGAGTTGTTTCAAAATGGTTTTGACGCAATCAAAGAAGCAATGGAGAAGGGGCAGATCACCAAAGGCAAGATTGATATAAACATAGACTCCAATAACCGCACCATAAGTGTGGTTGACAACGGCCCCGGCATGCCCACCAGTGTGATGGGTAATCAGTTCTTGCAAATTGCAGGTACGGTTAAAGGTACGAAGCGTGCATCTGGTGGTCTTGGTGTTGCCAAAATGTTATTCTTGTTCGAGAACAAGAAACTAGAAGTCGTGTCTTTACGTGATGGCGTACTGTCTCGTATGGTCACGACAGGGGAGGATTTAAAAGAAGCGTTTGATGACCCTTCACGCGCCCCACAAATCACTACTTCGTCTGATCCCGATACTCTTGAAAAATATGAAGATATGTTCCCCGATGGCCACGGAACAGCCGTGGTCATTGAAATACCAGAAACATACACCGACACATCTACAGGGGAAGAAAAGAATATTAAGTTCAGTACATATGACTTGGAGGATGCTCCAGTTTTACGGTACAGCCCTTTATTTGATGACATAGAAGTATCTGTAAAAACAAGTGGGTTCCCTAGAAAAATAGAACTCGGAAACAATTTCCCCATCCAAGACTACACTCCTTTTGCAAATGTAAATTTTGCTTGGGGTACTGCGCGTATTTACGTAACAAAAGAAAAGACAAGCCCCCCATACAAAGGCAATACACATATATTGTCAAATGGCTTGTGGCAATTTGATACCAACTTAAAAGATAGACCCGGTTGGGAAGGCAAGCAAATTGAACGAGTCTTTTATATCGACGTATCCCCTGCGTCTGATGTAAAGCCAGAAGATGCTGCGTACCCATTCGATCTCAATCGGCAAAACTTTTCTCAGCAAGCTGGGCAAGACTTCCAAAAAATATTTAACTACATAACCGCTATTTATGGCCAATTAGATTTGGCCGCAAGTGTAAAAAACTTTGGTACTGTTCAATACGTAAACAGCGATGGCTCGCTGACCACCGCAGAAGTGTTGGAGCCTAACGCTCCAATAACAGACAACGCTTTTACGCTTATCAAGCCCGGCGATGAAGTTGAAGTTAGAGACGGCGTGTTGTATGTCAATAACCGTGGGCTCCCTGAATTGTCTATTGATGATTTAAAAAATACTGCGCCACGTCTTGATGAATTGACCATACCTCAGAATGAGATTGATCCGCAAAAGATCATGGTTCATGACAACACTACGTATTTAAGAGTTAGTTCAGACCCTACAAATACGTTACTTGATTTCACACTTAGCCCAGAAGCAGGGGAAGAGTTTATACTTAAATTTGATTCAAACAACAAAGTAATTGGGCTTGATGTTTTTAGTCTTGATAAAGACGGATATAGAACTTCCGTAGAAAGAACATTAACGGGTGACGCTAAATCCATTTTGAACCAATTAGAAAATCTTGGGTGGTTACCTGCAACAATGAAAAATGGGGGCGAGTCCCTTTCAGATAAAGCGCGGGAGAAATTTGGCGGCAAACGCTACGATAGATACTTGGCAACAATTGGAAAGACTTTCCAAACGCTTCGTAATGCCTTGGTTGCATCTGGAAGTGACTATGGTTCTCTTGCCGACGAAGCAATCGGTACAAGTATTGACAACGAATACTACGGTGTCAGTATCATATTGCCGTTCCGTGGTATGTTCATCAACCCCGCAACGACTGATTTGCGTGGTAGCCCGGAAGAAATTGCGCTATCCATGATTGGTACGATGATCCATGAGTTGGCTCACTTTAGAGTGCGGAGTCATGGCGCTGATTTTGCAAGCGAAATGCAGCGTGTAATGGTGTTGTTGAAGGTTTCTCCAAATCTAAATTTGGCTTCGATGGAGAAAAATCTAACCAACCATATCAAAGCTAACCAAGATATTTTTGATTTTTTAAACAAGGAGTTCCGTAATGGAGATCTCAAGCCTCGTGGAAACCGCTTCAAAGACGCTGGCGGGCACCAGCAAATTGAAAATGAAGGTTCTTCTAAGCCAATGGAAAACACTGGCGGAGCAGGAGACGAATGGCGACCCAGCTTATCCGCAAGCACTGGGCAGGGCACTGGGGGTGCTGGAAAAGTCGGCATCGGTCAAGGACTTAATAACGAAGCTGAAGAAGTTGGAGATGCAGTAAGGACGCAAAGGGAAATTGATAAAGCGGTCAAAATTGCCGCCGAGCAATTCTCAGAGTCCAAGAAAGGCTACGACTTTTCCAAAGCAGTGACAGTGCTCCAGATGTTGCAGCACCCAACTGAAGTCATCCCTGCGCTCAGAGCACTTTGGAAACGTGCGACTCTTGCACAACGTAACGCACTGGTTAAGTTGCCGACTACCGAGTTCTTGGCTGACTGGGCTGGGAACGCAGTGCCCGAGTTACAAAATACATCACGCTTGCTTCGCTTGATGAACGGCATGACGCTTAAGTTGCTCAAGTCTGCCGGAGAACTTACCAAAGAAATTGAACGTGCGTTCCGTGCTGACCATACCCTGCGTGCCAAGCTGGACAGAATCACGCTTATGTCTACGCTTGCAGAAGTAGACCCGTCTGACCCATTGGCCAAAGAACGCAATGCCGACTTGGACAAGCAATACAAAGCCCTTGGTGTAGATGGCCAACGTATATACAAGCGTGTCAAAGAACATTTTGAACGTCTGTCCGAGTACTTCACTCAGCTGCTCGACGACCAGATAACTGATTCCAAATTGCCGATTGCAGAAAAAGCAAACCTGATGAAGAAGATCAGGTCAATCTACGAAACCGGTAGCAAGATCTATCCATACTTCCCCTTGGTGCGCCAAGGCGATTTCTGGTTGTCAATTGGCAAAGGCAAGACTCGTAAGTTCTTCATGTTTGAAACTCTGGAAGAACGCGACAACGCCATGCAGAAGTTTGCTGATGAGCGTATCAAACAAAAACCGGGTGAGTCCAACTCAGCGTTCCAAAGACGCCGCGCTGATAACCTCTTGGAGCTGATTACCGACCAAGAATTTGTACATGGCAACAGCATTTCTGAACTACGTAGAAACAGTGCAGATAGCAGCGCATTGCTGATGGAAATTTTTAGCGCTATTGATAGTGCAAGTCTTGGTGAAACAGAAGCAAAAGAAACACTCAAGGATGCCATCTATCAGGTGTACTTGCAGTCGATGCCGGATCAAAGTTTCCGTAAGCAGTTCATCCATCGTAAAGGCGTAACTGGCTTTCGACCAGACCTCCTGCGCAATGTGGCGCACACTTCAGCAAAAATGGCAACCCAGCTTGCTCGTATTAAGTACGCTCCGTTGTTGCGCAATTCTGTGTCGGCAGCAAGAGATTCAATCTTAAACCGTCCAACATATGAGCCGTTTGTTACCGAGATGGCCAGCCGTGTGCGGGACTCTTTGGGTAAGTTCCAAGAGGGAGCAATATCCAAATTTGTTGGGCTTGTTAACAAAGCGTCGTACATCTATTATTTGAGCGGTGCAAGCTCAGCGCTTTTACAGCCTTTGAGTATTTTCCAAACCGGTATGCCGGTGCTGTCTAGGTACGGAACAATCAATGCTACCCGCGAGATGGGGCGCATGATGAACATATTCCAGCAGTACGGATACTACAAAGACAACAAGGATGGTACTAAGTCTTGGGTTGCTCCTTCCATTGAGCACTCAAAGATACTTACTCCTGAAGAACGCAAAGCTGTTCGTGAGATGCTGGCCCGTGACGTGACAACGTCTACGTATGCCAACGCAGTCTTTGAATACAAGAAAACCCCCACCGAAAACTTGTCGCCTCCAATCGTGAGCTTTGGTAAGAATACTGTGGATATGCTTGTGCTCGGCGGATTGATGCACTCAACTGAGCGTTTGTCCCGTGAGATGATGTTCATGTCTTCTTTCCGGTTGAACCGACAGGCGGGCAAAACTTTTGAGCAGGCGATTGAGCAAGCTACGTACGACACCAATGAAGCCCTTGGTAACTACGGCGACTACAACAGACCGGGGTTCATGCGCAGTCTGCCGGGTAAAGTTCTGACACAGTTCATGATGTACCCCCTGCACGTAACGCTGTTCTTATTGAAGAATTTCAAAGAAATGGCTGTCCCAATGGACGGACGCACTCGTGCTGAAGCGGCCAAGAAGTTCTTTGGTACGTTGGGCACCTCATTTATTCTCGCTGGTACTGTTGGCTTACCTATGTTCAGCACAGTCATGGGCTTACTTGGCTGGGCTTGGAATCAAATGAAAGATGACGATTGGCCAGAAGATATGAAGTCTATGGACTTTGAATTCTGGTTCCGCACCGTGTGGCTTGAAGAACAGCTCGGCGGTGTAAGAATTGGTGGTAAGAAACTGTCGGACATCGTAGAACGTGGTGTTGTAAACGCTTTGACCGGCTTGGATATTTCAGGCCGTACAAGTCTAAATAATCTGTGGGTACGTGAGCAGAAAGAAGTCAAAGGGGTCAAAGACGAAATCATGAATCTTGCTTTGGAAAAAGCTGGCCCCGGTGTAAATATGTTTGTATCTTGGGCTGAAGGTATTGAAGCGTTCTATCGGGGCGATCTTGACAAAGGCGTTAGAAAAGTCACGCCTGCGGGTTACCGTAACTTCAAGACTGCTTATGATCTACTTACTGAAGGCGCAAAAGACAATAAGGGCGTAAAGCTCCTATCCAAAGATGCGTTCAGCACAGGTATGTTGATTGGCCAAGCAATTGGTTTCCGTTCAGACTTGTTGGCCAATACTCAGTATGTGAACTTCAAAGTCATGGGCTTACAACAACGAATTGAAAATGAACGTACTCGCTTGATGGTGGACGTTGAAAAACAATTCCGTGAGAAAGAGTTTAAGAAGTTCAACCAACTCCTCAACAAAGATGTAATCAAGTTCAACAAGCGTTACCCTACGTTTGAGATTACCGATGAAGAGATCTTGGCCTCAATCGAGAAACGTGAAGAGCAACGTGCGGAATCATGGCGCGGTGTATCCATCACCGACAAGAACGCAACTTTGTTTACTAAAGCTCTGAAGCCTTCCCGCCAAGCCGCCAGAGAAGCGGAACAAGCTGGGCGCAAATAAAAAACCCCCGCGATTAGGCGGGGGTAAAAGGAGAGGCAACGAAAGGAGCTAACTTTCAAGCGTGAGTTTAACTCAAGTGCGCCAAATTCGCAGCCCTTTTATGCCATCCACTATCACTACTTTTGTAACAATAGATATTTTTAACCTTTTGGTTACAGCCGCCAGAGTTTTCCGTGCCGCAACATGGTCAATGCAGGGTACAAATATAGATTGGCCAACTCGAAACTTGCTCCAATCAATCTGATACGACACTGTCTCGATCTTCATCAATACCCAATATCACTTCAATGCGTAGGAACTCGGATTTCGATGCGTCAAACTTCAACGTGCGAATCGGCGGCGACACAATTTTCATACCCTTGGACATGCGTTTATTACAGGCTTCACTAAACACCTCAAGGTCACCCAACTGCTTGAGCAAGTTCTTGTAGTTCACCTGCTGTTTGACGCAGAAGTCTTTGAACTGTTTGGCCGCAACGTAAACGTGTTGTGTATCTGGCTCGTAACGTACCAGCAACTCCCCTCGGGGTTCCTGCGTCGGCATAGCCGACAAATTACTTCGGGCATCCACCTCGCCGTTGACCACCAGAGTATTTATCACGTGGCTGTTTAAGAACTCACCCAACGTAACGACTGGGGTTGACTGCGGCGGCTTTATATCGTGGCGCATTTCGCTCAGCATTCCTTTGAGCCACTCGTAGACTGCTGACATGTCATAGTCGTGCAAACCAAGGTGGCGGGCAATCAGGCCACCGGCAATATTACAGGCGGCTGTGGCTGACCAAAAGCGCTCCCGGGCGGTGAACTGAACTTCTTTATCCAGTCGGGCTTGAACCTTCTTGACCAGATCAATGGCTTCTTCCAAGTTGTTCACCAGCCATGAAATAAATATTTCCCCAGCGTGGCCATAGTTGTTGTTCAGTTGGTGGTCAAACATCTCCTTACCTCTGGCCACACCGATCAGGTCGTTCGGCTCTATCTTGTACTCAAGTAAGCGCACTTGTTCGCCGTCAGGGGTGTTCTTCAAACTGGTCAATTTTTCGTAGAAGCTGGCGTTGGCTGAACACAGCGTCATGTTTTGCCAAGATGCGTTATTAACCCTTAAAGAATTCTCTTGGCTTTTCTGGCGGTTCTTGCCTCGGCCTTGGCTGATGCCGTATGACAAGTCTGAAAACTCGTCGGGCTTCATGTTGGTGATCTCGTCAATGGTATTGGGCAAGCTGTTCATCACACCCAACTGAGTCATCTTGGCGTTGAGCGTATCCTTTTGGATAGCCATCAATTCGTACGGCATCCCATATACGCTGTTGCACATACGCAAGATGGTTGATTTTCCTGATCCAGCGTATTCGTAAATCACGTTGATGATCGCGCCTTTGAGTCCGGTGAACTTCATCAGTGGTGAACCAAACGCTGTCAATGCGCCAAACGCATGAGGCTCCATGCCCTTTATTGCGTACAGGTTAAACACCTCTTTCCACTTCTCCATGTCGCCTTTGGTATGAATCTTCTCGGCAAAGAATTCTGTTGTTGATGACGATGGGCTGTAGAACGTACCGTCTTTGGTAATCTCTTTGTTGCCCATAATGAACTTGCTGTCGTTCTCTACCCATCCAAATTGTGTTCTCATTGTTTCTGCCTTCTTCGTGTATTGCAAATTTTTTACTGATGTAACAACATACGTGGCAAGGTTCTCGTACTGCTTGTGGTGTGCCATTACGCCCTGTTGCGCAAGTTGTTTGCGTAGCTCGTCTTTCGATGAGATCGCCGCTGTTGTGACTGAAAACTCCTTCACGCCATCGTGCGGCAGGTGAAGTCTGAACAGTGCTATCTCTCCAAGCTCTTTGTCTCTCATCCGCTTAACCACATACAGGTCGTGTTCGTAGACCAGCTTCGGTTCAGCTTCCTCTTCTTCGGCGGCACGTACATACACGCCACCCTTCTTGCCCCTGAAAAACGGAAACGGATATTCAGGTATTTGGTATTTGGTTTCTCCTTTGTCGGTCTCAACCACGACTTCGTTGTCGGCTTCATCCGCCGCTTCTATTTCTATTCCTAACACGATAGGTGAAGTGATCTTGCCCTTGTGCGGACACCCATCACACCCACCGGGATTACGTTCTTCAAATGTTGTGCAATGGTGAGGCCCACCGCGCTTACGGATATTCCTGAGTTTGTTGTCCACCTCGGCGGGGTCGTACTCAGGATGTTGGTCGGACATTTTGTGTGCCGCTTTGTCTCCGTCTACGCAGAAAGCAGGAATCGACAACGCTGACATCCACAGTGGCTCATCAATTTCGTTTTGGTTTTCAAAGCAATAATTGAGTTGTGCACAGCCGTTCTCGGCCTTGAGCATGATGTTTTTGAACTTCTTGACCTTATTGGCCATCAATGCTTCCATCATTGGACTCATTGCGGTGGGTACAAAGTCAGGCTTGTCTTCTTCTACCTTGGGTGCGGGTGCGCCCAATAGCTTACGCATCTGCTCGGCGGGTATCCTTGCTGAGTTCTCGTTCCAAATCTCCACCGGCTTTGGATTGGCGGGGTCTTTGAAGTTGAATGAATTTATTGGGCGCAGGACACGCGACGCTTCAAATACCTTATCGTCAACGATCAGACCATGCTCTTTGCACAGTTGTTTAAGCCGCTTGGCTAACGGTTCCCACTCGGTGCGGGTCAACGTCTCTTCAAGTAGCCAGTAAGCGTGAATGCCGTTGCCGGAATTCACCAAAATTGGTTGGGGTAAGCCGACTGTTTTGCAAAACTTTTTGAACTCGGCCAACCCAATGTGTTGGTCAAGGTAGCCTTCGATCTTTCCTTTGGAGTTTGGTATGCCCTTGGTCGGGCCGCAATCAATGTCCATCCACAGTGAGCGGAAGTATTTGGCGTTGTCATGTGTCCGGTCATCTGCCTCACCGAACTTGGCGCAACCAAAATAGGCATCAATCTTCTTGCTGACAAACTCCTGAATTATTTCTTCAGCTTCTTCTCTGGTATCTGCAAACCGCTGATCGGGAAACCGCCCTATACCAATCACACAGTACCGTCCCTCCGTTGGGAGTACGGTGTCGAGCAAGTCGAATGTGGACATTGTTATTTGCGCTTTTTGTGTCGTGCCATGAAACGCTCTATCTGCTCAGAGTAATTGGGAGACGGGGCGAACTCGCCCCAGAACCAGTTGTAAACCGTCATGCGGCTTACACCAAGTTCTTTCGCCACAGCAGTGGCAGTGATCTCCCTCTCTATGCAGAAGCGACCCAAGGCTACGCCCAAAGATTCAGCATCGGCCTTTGAGTTGGCTTCAACTAACTTTTGGCTGTAACCATAGGACATGCGTCAATCCTCGTCTGTTGACCAAGCCGCCGCGACAGAGGCAAGGCTCTTCTTGGCAGTCGGGGCAGGAGTTTCAGCTTTCTTGGACTCACGCTTCTTCGGTGCTTCTTCGGCTTCAGCTTCCGGCTCAGCGGCTGGGGCTTCAGCTTTGGGTGCTTCCAACTTCGGTGTGCGGCCAGACGCATCAGCTTGGTATGGAGTCATGATGACCATCTTCTGTGTCTCAGGTAACACGGCAACCTTGCTCGTAACTGCGTACTGATCTTTGTTGATAAAGCGCACAGGTGTGAACAGGATTGACTGGTTGTCGTTGTCTTCATTGAAGCTCAACTGTGTAACAACGTAGTCCAAGCTCTTGCCGTTGTTGGCCAAGTATTTGGTGTAACTCTCAAAAGGATGAGTGTTGTCACCAACGCTGTCGCCAAACAAAGACTTGGATGCCAAGTTCATCTGGTACACAGAACCTTCGAGTGAAGTACCAAAGTCTTCCACTAATGTCACAGCAATGCGACGTGAGTAGCGGCAAGCCTTGGAGTTACCCATGCCTGAACCTTTGATATTTTGCTCGCATGAATCGCAGCGATCGGCCTGTTTGTTAGTCGAACCAACATCAGGTACATTGCCATCATTAGAAAAGCAATCAGGTGCGCTTGGCTCGGCTTCAGGAGTCCACTGCTTAGCGTAGAAGATACGGCCAACTTTGGGAGAAGCGTTGACAACAACAACTTCTAAGTCGCCCTTGACTTTACCCATCTCTTCACCGCCAACCACTTTACGGAAGATTCCGTTCTTTGGGACGATACGTTTAACGCCAGTGCGACCGGCGAGGTTTTTTGTAAGCTCACTGACACCGGCGGTTTGCAGGAAGTCGGGGAGGTCTTGGTTTAAGAGTGCAATGTTGCTCATTTCAGTTTTCCTTAGAACGTCTAACAACCACGGTGTATTCGCTTTCTACGTTCAAGCCCATAGGAAGCAAGTCGGGATTCTCGGAAAGAAACTCTTTCATGTGTGTCTGATGAAGTCTCTTTTCTAGCAGGCCATACGCATCGTTTTCTTTGATGAAGCGATACATAGAATCCCAATCGTTTGTCCAATACCGTGACTTTATTGAACGAATGATCGTGCCAGCTTTTGTGCGAATGCTGTCGGCATTCATGTGTTTGCAAACACCCAGCATCTCAGCCTCAAGCACACCCATCTGATCTTCCAGATCGGCGTATTGCTGTTTGTAGTCTGCTGTGAGTTTGTCCTTGGCATCGCGTATCTTTATGTAGATAGCGGCAAGTTTGTCGAGGGGTAAGGAGGAAGAGGTGACTTCGTCCTGAACTTCTAATGCGTCCATAGTTAGCTCCGTTTGATTGGGGGGTCAGTCTATCACAGAACTTGACATTGTCAAGTACCTTCAGAAATTATTTCTTGTCGGTATAAGTCAATGATTTGATTGTGATTACTCACGTTGCCTCGCAAGAGGCTGTACATCCTTGTCTCTATCGGACTGCCATTTATATGCACGACTGTCATTGGGTTGACTTGACCGGGACGGTCAATTCGTGCGTTGGCTTGGAGGTATGTTTCTACGCTAGTACAGGGAGCGTACCAGACGATTGTGTCGGCGGCAGTTAGGGTTAATCCGTGGGATGCCGCTTGTGGTTGGATGATGAGAACTTTGGGTTCAAGGTTAGCTTGAAAGCGTTGAACAATGTCTGACCGTTTGTTAACACTCACATCTCCGTTGATGACTTCGCAGGTTATGTGGTGCTTGGTCAGGTAGTCTTTCAGTAGTGCGATGGTATGAGTAAAGGGTACAAATATCAGCACCTTGTTACTGCTCTCATCGACCACTTCACGTACCACACTCATGCGGTTGGACACATCAAAGTCCACGACTTCACCGGTGTCGGTATAGATTGACCCGCACGCAATCTGCAACAGCTTGCTGACCTTGACGGCGGCATTTACCGCAGAGATTTCTTCACCATCGGCCTCAATCAACATCTGCGACTTCAGCATCTTATAGAAGCCCATCTGCTGTGTCGTCATCGGTGCATCACGATCAACGTATGTAATCGGGGGCAAGTCAATACACTGCCTTTTCTCAAACCTGATAGCAGGTTGGAGTGCCTTGTGAACAATATGCTTGGACTCAGGGCGGGGTATCCATCTGAACTCACTAACTTTGTACATCACCTGATCTCTGAACTGACCAAAGAACATCGGGATACCGTTGGGGTTAATCAGCTTTGCTAATCCGTAAGCATCCACAGGAGACTGCGCGGCTGGGGTTCCGGTCAACATCCACAAACCCTTTATAACTTTTGTTAGGTCGCGCAGGTCTTTCCAACGATCTGTCTGAGCATTCTTATACGCTGACGCTTCATCTACTACGATCAAATCAAAGCCGCCCTTAAGCAACTCACTCTTAACAATTCCAACACCATCAAAATTTATAACGACAAACTCTGATCCTGCGTTGATGATCTCTTTACGTTTCTTAGCCGCGCCATGTGCTACTGACACTGTGCGGTGTATTGCAAACTTAAACAAATCTACTTGCCATGCCGATTTCATGATCGACAACGGACAGATCACTAACACACGCTTTACTACACCTAACTTCATCAAATAATCTACTGCCCAAATCACTGATGCTGTCTTGCCTGTACCTTGCTCGTTGAAACAAAACGACTTGGGGTTGTTGACAAGGAACTCTGATGTAGTCTTCTGATGCTCGAATGGGGTAAACCCCGGTGGACGAGGCCACTCATACTCTGATATGTTCATTTTTTAATCTTAGTTTTACTTTGTCTTTTTCCACATCAAACTCAAGGTTGTAGCTTCTAGCTAGTTCTACATACACACTGAATAGCATGTCCCCTGAGTTTTCAATTTCAGTACGATCAACCCAGCCTCTCCCAAACGCTACTAACCACTTTTGCTTCTCGTTCATTTCTTTGGCTTGTTAATTTTGACTGTGTGGTCTGAATTGCGGGTAAATGATCGGTTGGCACTTGGGCTTTTGAGTTTAAGATTTCCTTTAGCATTACTGCCCCCTTTGGACAAGGGAACCACGTGGTCGATGTCCTTTCCAGTACGGTCAATGCCCTTCTTGTCCATCTCGTTTCTTGCACGTTGTCTATCCATTCTGTCTTCATGTTCGCCTCGGTCAAGCTGTTGCTTGTATTCTTTTTTGTATGGTCTTGGTTTATTTACGTATGGCATTTTGTTTGAGCCTTTCTTGATAAGCGTTTAAGTTGATCGCCCACTCACGTTCATTGCACCCACTACGCGACTTAACTTTTTCACCTGTGAGAAATACTAAACCCATCTTCTGCAACTCAGGCAGGCGGCGAGATATAGCAACCCCATCTTCACGATTATTCGTGTTGGCTTTCTTAGCTATACCGTCTTTACCTAGTGGGCCGTGGTCTAGCAAGGCTTGAAGTATCTGTTGGTAGTGTGCGTGAGCAAACTCCCCTACTTTATCCGCTGCTTCATGGCTTGTCGAGGGGTCTGTTTTGCGTGCTCGTACATAATTGTCTGTCATTGTTAGCTCCTGTTGTATTCACATTGCTTGATTGCACAGAACTTGCACAGTGGGCCACTGATTGGGTTCCACACTCCGTTTTCCAGTGCCGCTTCAATTCGTGCGACATCTTTTTCTGGCTGCTCCAAATATTTTGGCATCATTTCCCGATAGTGCGTAGCCTGTACAAATTCTTTACTTACTGTAAATATCAAGGCTGACTTCACTTTGTTGATCTTTGGAAACTTGGCAAAGATACCTGCCGCCACAAGGTCAAGCTGTTTGGTGTCGGCGTACCTTGCGCTCTTGCTCGTCTTGTAGTCAGCAGAATACGCCAAGCTTTTCGCTTCGTTCAACACAACCAAGTCGGCAATGCCGTGCCACCACACGTCCGGTGCACTGAACTCGCAGGACTCCAAGTTCCTCGTCAAGCCCAACTTCACTTCGCATAGCTTCTCTCCCTCAATCTGCTTCAGTACATCTAACGTGTCTTGCATGTAATCAAACTGTGGTGGGATTGGTTTGCCATCCCGAATGTATTCCTCGGCCACAGTGTGCGCGGTCTTGCCGTACAGCGTTGCCTGTGTATCAGGCTCAACAACGTCCTTGGCTATCTTGGTGTGATAGTACTTCTTGGGGCACTGCTGAAATGTTTTCAGGCTACTGAACGACCAGACGATACTCATTTAACAATCTCCATAACTTCTGCCGTACCCAGCTTCACAATTAAGCGGTAGCTCGGGTGCCCACGATGGGCGTATACGCATACACATCTCCACGTATTCTTTACCTGTTTCAACCTCGGCTTCGGGCACGATGCAAGCAATGGCATCATGCACTGTCATGACCACACGATACTTCTTGGCCACCATCAACATCTGCTCACCTATCACGATACGTGCAAGTGCTTGGCATACGTTCTCAATCACCTTGCCGCCATAGATTCGGTTGGGGATGACTGCCTTGCCCTTCTTGGTGTCGTAGACCAATTCGTTACGCAGTCCGTCTTCAGCGGTAACCATGCGCAAGTTAGGGTATCGTAGCCATAAGCCATTGGGTAACAGGATGCCTTCCTTGCCATGCACAAGTAACTTACCGCTCCTACCAAATTCTGTAGCACGGCCACGCGACATGGCTTCAAGGGCTACACCCGCCGCTTTCCAAAGTTCGGGGATGCGAGGGTAGGTTCTGCGGTAAGTATCAATAATTCGTTGCGCCTCATCCGTTGATATTTCCACTCCAAAAGTTTTGAGTTGCGCCTTAAACTTAGCCGCACCCATACCATAGCCAGCCCCAAGAATCGTCGTCTTACCGACGAACCGCTCGTCCTTTGTAATGGCTTCAATATCCTTGCCATAGATTGCCGATGCCATGATTTTGTATACATCTTCGCCCCTGTTAAATGCGTCAACCAAATCGTCCTGCCCCGCTAACCATGCGAGCGTACGTGCTTCAATCTGTGATGAGTCTGAGTCAATCATCATGTAGCCAAACGGTGCAAGGATGGACATTTTCAAAGGCGATGTGCGTTGCAAGTTCTGCAAGTTGATTTTGTCGTCACCGCCCCACCGCCCTGTGTGGGCGGCGTAATATCGCAGGGGCACAGGCATCGGGCCTCGATTGGCAATACCAATGAATCGCTCGGTTCGCGTCTCCTCAATGGTTGACTTTGTTCCCAGCCGGGCCGCAACTACTGCTTGTACTCCAGTATCTGGATGCTCCAACAGGGCCTTGAACTCCTCGTCGTTCTTAGCAAAGGCATAAGTCATTTTGCCAGTGGCGGGGCTTTTCTTCATGGGCGGCTGTACGCCAAGCGATACAAGCAAGTCGGCAAACTGTGGGTTGCTCATCAAGGTATCTTTGTCAAAGCGGTCAAGGATAGCGGCCTTGCGTGTTTGCTCTGAAATCAAATGGACTTGCAACAACTCTTTATCCAACTGCAACATTGGCTCGGTGAACATCCGCACAGTCAGGTCGATCAAGCGCAACTCAATGGCGGGGAAACCTTCGCTCATGTGTGCGTACAAGTCCCATGTCAGTGCCACGTCGTTCTTGCAGTAGCTTCCGTAGTCGGCCAACTCTTCCTTGCTGAAATCCTTGCGGAAGTAATTGATGTACTGCTTAACCTGTTCGCCCTTGACACCGATACCGTAATAAGAGGCTAGTGCCGCCAAACTACCGCCTACCTGAGTACCATGAAGTGCCCGACCCATACTCAACGTGTCAAGCCAGCCTTTTGGTTTGATTCCAAATTGCCAATTGAGGATTGCTCCGTCGAACGGAGCGTTGTGGGCTAGTGCAATTGAATTGACCCAATCAAACCCTTGTAGGAACTGGTATGTCTTTTGGTGTGTCCCAGTAAACCACACGGGTTCACCATCGTTTACCTGTACTGCAACACCAATAACTTCAAAGCGCCGATCCCGAATGTATTCCTCAGTGGTTTGCTTGGCAAACCCAAGGTCACCGCCGTAGGCTGTCTCAAAGTCAATCGTAATGATGTTCATTAGCTCCTCATCAGTTGAATAAGTTGTTCGAGATATTCAAGTTGCTCTTCGGCAATGACAGCGGCTGTGCCACCGCATTCTTTTATCTCTCGAATATTCTTGTCTTGCAGTGCTGTGGTCGTACCTTTACCCGCCTTGGCTTCAATGGCAAGGAAGTGTCCGTTGACACAACAAAGAAAGTCTGGGACTCCTGAACTGCCGTAGCCAGTGCCAATAGGCATGGCAAAATAGACGTTATTGTCTTTCAGGATTTTTTTGATTTTGGCCTTGACCTTGGCCTCTGGTGTTGCCGCCACTAACTACTCCAATTCGTTTTCGAGCGGCGATAATAACACACTGTTTGACATTGTCAAGTACAGACGTAAAAAAACCGCCCGAAGGCGGTTAGGAGTTACCCTTAAATAACAATTGTTATAACTGGGCGATGGCTCGTTCAAGATACCATTTGGCTTTCTCCAAGTCTTGCTTGCGGTTGCCCTTGTGGTCGGCTCGGCTTATGTATTTCACAGCATTGCCAAGGTGATACGTCAAGCCCTTGGCCTCGATAAAGTCAATGGTCTCGATTCCCCCTACTTTGTAATGAGCAGGGTGGTTCACTGGGTCGGCTTGTGGCTCCTCCATTGTGATGGCGGCTTCGGGATTTATTGTGTCCAACACCGACTTGTTGCTTGAGAACACTGCAATGCGTTTTATCTTAGGTTCTTTGAGTATCTTGGCTTTCTGCTTGGCGTACTCTGCTGTTGAGATACCCAATCTGTTAGCAATTTCTACCTCAGAAAGTTGAAGAACAAGTTTCTTCGGTTTCATCTCCCTCTTGCACATGTACGCAATTTGATACGTGGTCTTAAATTTCTCAGCTACTTCGCTAGGTGTAGCTGTTGGGTTTGTGGTGTAGTACGCACGCATCTTTGCGGCGCGGCTTGTGGTTGCTTTCTTAGTTGCCATTTTTAGCTCCTTGCTGTTGGCTGTTTACATACTCGGTAAGAATTTCACGAATCTTGGCTTGCTTTGAATACGGATGGTGGGTGTTGAAGTAATCCATCACCTCCCTCGATAGTCGCAAGCTCGTATTGAAAAGGGTTGGCTTCTTACTTGGGCCTCGTCCTCTTCGCTTTGTAGTTTCTTCAGTCATTTTTTCTCCTTTGTAATTTTCCGGCTTTCCTAAAAAAAGTCAGTATTGATCTATAAGGAACACCAAACCTGTCGGCAATATTTTTCTTGGATACACCTTGCGCATATAAGCTGAAAGCCCTGCGCTCATCGAGAGCGGGTAGTTTTCTACCTGAGTTAACTCTCGCCCCGCCATGTTTCTTTACAGTCATGTTGCTCCCCTGCCTGTTTCGTTGTAAAAATTAAATGACACTTGGTGCATCGCCAAAGCGTTCCTTGCTCGACAACAACATTGCCTCGTCTGCGTAACTTTCCAAAGAATGTTCTTATCAGTTCAAGCATTTTGTTGTTCCCTCCATCTGTCGCACATTTGCTTCACTGTCTTGGTCTGCTTCCCTTTGCGCTCACATATTGCGCTCATGGATTTGTACACTGCCTTTTGCTTCAGTGTCGGTATTGGTTTAGGTTCGGGGAACATTCCGTTGAACCCTACTGTGCCTAGCATAGCACTGAGAATGAGTCGGTCGATCATTCTTGCCTCGCTTTCATCATTGCTTTCGCTTGTTTGTAAGATGTCTTTGCAATATCGTCATAGTCCAACTCATATTCTTCTGGCGCTTTATCCACAAGACCTTGCATTGCTTTGGCGGCAAAGTAGTCCAGCGTTGTTATGCCAGCTCTGCCCGACTCTTTTGGCTCGGGCGTAGGAAATGCTGGATGATTTTTTATTTTCACGTTTCTCTCGCTTTCAGCATTTCGTCTGCCCATTTGTAAGCGGTTTCACAACAATCATCAATGTCTGCTGTTCCCATAAGTTCTTGCATAGCCCTTGCCGCAAAGTAATCACGCATTGTGATGCCTGAGTCGTCCCGCAAATGTGGGTTTGGAAATGCTGGTGGGTTTGTTGGTTTGTTGAAGTTACTCATTTGTGCCTTTACATTTTCTTGTTTAACCTTGCTCTCTCGTTCGGTGTCGTTGAATTCACTCATCCCTACCTCCATTCTGAATAAAAAATATCGCCCACCCAATCAAACCGCAGATGGCAATCAAAGCTACTGCACCGAACGCCATTAGGGTTACTGTTACTACAACGTCCCATAACATTTGTTAGGTCTCCTCTACCATCAATACGAATGTTTCATCATTCACTCTGCAACCTGTGTTAGATACGAACTGCTCGGCTTGCACAAGTTTGAGCATACCTAGCTTGCCACGCATCCAGTCGGGGAGCGTATTATCATCAAACAGGTCTACCTTGTCACCTATCTTGACTAGGTATTTACCACCATCTTTGATAACCAATGCAGTCTTATTCGCCTCGAACTCAGCCTTAGCTTTTTCGATAGTCATCATCTCATCGGTCAGGCGTTGGTTTTCCTCCATAGCATTTTCAATACGCCCACGATCACTCGCTGTGTATGTTTGCATATGCTCAAGGAACAAAGGAAAGCCAGTTCCCATGATGAACGCATGGGCGGCGGTCTTGATAGTACCTTCGGCGGTGTACTTCTCACGTTCTTTGAGCCGCTTCTGCTTACCAATGACTGACTCCGCATCCTTCGATGCCTTCTCGATACGCTCGTTGGGTTTGAGTTTGAAGAACATCTTCTTGGCTTTCAAGATAGCCTTGTCCGCATCCGCAGTCTTGTACCCACCACGACGCACTCGGTCTTTACCGATACGCTCGTTGCTAACATGGATAACGTACTCACTCCCGTGGTAGTACCGATCAATAGTGCCCAGCTCCTCGCCATGCTCTATTACGCTGAACGCTGTGACTCGTGTTTGGTTGCCTGAAAGATAAGATACCTCCGTGGCTACAAATCTCCACAAAGGGTTCAGTGTGGCCAGACGTTGGATGACTGGGTCTATCAGCTTATCCACAATCGTTATCTCGCTTCCGTTCGCGGCGGCTTGTTTCTTCAGCTTGTCGCTGATCTCTACGTTGCTCAGTTCTAATGTGTTCATGTCTGCTCCTAACAATTGTTATTACCACTCGAAACGTTTGAGAATGTCGTCCACCTTGGACTTCAAATCACTACGTGCATCTGCATCTTCTTTAATATCTTCAATGTCAGCAGTCACCATCGCCAACTCCAACTGTCTACGTGCTTCCTCCAACTTGGGGTCGTTGGTCACGTTCAGCTTGGTCAGCAGTCCACACAGCTCTATCGGGTTAGTGATAAGTGTGTCGTGGTAACGCTTCTTGCCGTCCTCATCCACATCAGTCAATTTCTCGGATATACCTACTAACATCTTATGCAGACGCTCCCACGGCTCACGCATTGCCTCGGCCAATTTGCGATCTTGCTGAGACATGAACTCGCTGCGCATCTCCTCTAAGTCATACGCAGGAATGTCTAAGCGAAAGTCGCCCGCCTCTGGCACAGGTTTGACCGTGCGCTTGAACCCGAACTTCAACCTAACATCTGTTATGTCTGGGTAGTCCTCGGCTTTGTACAGACCCTTCAACGCTTGCGGTGCTTCCGCGACAAGACGCGGGTATTCGATAAAGAAGTTCTGGCACATCATGTTGAATGTCTGCTCGAACCCATTCATGGTCTGCTTGTAGTCCATGAACAACGCAGTCGGTAACATGCGCTCACCTTTGTCAGCCCACGGTAGTGTGTGCTTGTTGTGATACAGACGAACCCTTGCGGCGAAGTCTGATATGTCTTTGCGTAGCGACGTACCTGCAAACAGATTCTTCTTGGTCTGGCTTGCACCTCGTACTGCACCCGCATCACTGTTGACCTTGTCCGTGACCTCTCGGTCGAGTTTGGACGCAGGCCATACGCTGATATTCAATTCCACTAACAACGCTGATGAACTAATACTCATGATTCACTCCTTGATTTCTTCAACATCTAACACTTCTGATTCGCCCTCTGCCTTGCTTAGATTAAGCTCGGCAAACATGGCACTCTCGGCTTCCTCTTTCGACTCGGCCTCTACTTCAACCTGTTGGTAGTATCTGAATACCAACACTCCTCTGTATCGTTTCATGTTCACTCCTAACATTTGTTATGTTCAGTCTTTGATGTGGATGGTCTTACCATTCGCGGCTTCACCATCGAAGTAGTCGCCCACTATGCACCACAGCGTAGGTGCAGTCCACTCACTGCCCCAGTCATCGCCCACGCAACCATCGGTCAGGATGATGACGCACTCGGGCTTGATGTTCTTTTCCTTGAGATACTCTGATACACAGGTCGGGCTAGTACCACCGCCACCCTTGGGTCGTGTTGATGCAATGATGTCGGACGCTTGCCCATCACCATAGGTCTCATGCCCCACCACACTACTACCCCAGTACAGCAAGTCCACACACGCAGGGTTTACTTCTTCTGCGATACCCTTAACCTCGGACAAGAACTCAGCAAGCTCCTCGTCACCCACCGAACCCGATGTGTCAACCGCGATAACCAAGTGGCCTACCTTCTCACCGATCAGGGTTGGCATGTAAGTACCTGTGGATAAGAACCTACGATTAACCCTGCGCCATGAGGATGCGTCCTTGGAATTGCAGATTGATTTGACGAAGTCACGCAACACCTCACGCCAGTTAACTTTCGGCTCCATCAAGTCAGCAAGCTCTCGGTCGGAACCATCTGCTCCGCTACCCGCTAACTTCTGTCTTGCCATCATGCCTTGGCGAATGGCTTGGTCGATCTCGCGCTCAAGCTCACGCTTCTCCTCGTCGGTCATGTCTTTCGCACCACCCCAGTCGTGCTCGTCAAGACCCTCTCCGTTGCCATCACCATCGCCCCCGTCGCCATCCTCTTTCTCTTCTTTGAGTATGTCGAACACTTGCTTGGTGTTCATGCCACGGAATCGCTCGTCGATCAAGCCCATCACTTGCCCTGCCATCTTGTGCCCCTTGGGGTAGCGCGGCATTGCAATGAATGTCTCTTGCGGATCGAGGTCTCTGAGCATCAGGTTAATAACGTAGTCACAAGCCCGATTAGCCAGACGATGATCTATGTCATGTAACTTCTTCCATGTGGTCAGGTGTCGATACATCTTGTGTGATGCTTCGTGTGCAATCAAGAACCCAAGCTCTTGGTCGCGTAGGTCAGCCACGAACTTGCGGCCATACTTCTCGTCTCGTCCGTTGGTACAGGCAGTGGGTAAGTTATCCACTACGCTAGTACGCCCAACCATCAACACGCCGGACAGCAATGCGAACTTGGGGTTACGCATCAAACTGATCTTGGCCTTCTGCACTTTGCGTTCTTCTAACATTTGTTATGCTCCTCTTCGTTTAACATCTCACATACTTTCTCACATACTTCTTTGCTCTCGTGACGGAACAAGGTTGGCCAACCAGAACTCTTCTTGTCCCTCACGCAGTAACCCACCACTCGGGTGATGTGGTTGTTCTCATTCCACTCAGTCACCCATTGCACGATGTACCTTGGCATCTGCTTCCTCCGTGTTTATCAGCATGAACAACGCTGACTCCATCTGTTCCAAGTCCGTGGTCTCAAGCAACACGTATCGTTTCTTATCCCGCAAGGTCGGGTCGTTATCCCACTTTGCCACTGTGAATTGAAACTCCTCCATGTTCGCCAAAGCGAACATGCGCTTTGAGATGACAAGTTGGTAGGCAGGGTTAAGTCTTTTCAGTCTTCTCTCCAACCATTCCAACTTCTCAAACTCCAGTGGTAGTTCGTGTATTTGCCTTCGTTCAATTGGCACAAACATAACAATTGTTATAGTAGGTCTTGGTTCTTTGCTACCCAGTTGCTGAACGCCTTGGAACTGAACGCAATCGCTTGCTTGTCCTTGGCCTTGGCAATGTTGATAGCGAACACAGCTTGCCACTCGGCATCGAATCGCTCTAGGTATTCCATGAACGGAGTAATAGTGTCCTTAGTGATACGCGAGATCGCGCCAAACACCACAATCGCACAAGCCCCCGGACTTGTAGGTATCTTCGTAGTCTTAGGATGCTCGATGGTTGACTCCCATGTTGGCAGTTGATCGGCAAACTCGATGTACGCTTGCATGTCCCGCGCACCTGATTCACCCAACGCACCAGTCAACGCCGCAATCACAGCATCGGGGTCGTTGTGCTTACGGCTTCGCACGATGTTGCTTGCAGTTGCTAGAGAACGTGGAGATACAAACGCCTTCTGCGGTTTCTTCGGGTTAAAGATGTAGGGGTTATCACCATGTCCGTCGATGTAACTCGCCAACACATGAGGGAATCGGCTCACCCATGCACACACCTCTGGCTCAATGCCGTTAGGGATAGCCCACTCCAACCACTGCTCAGCGTCTGGCTTGGCAATCGTTAGGGGTACTAAGCGATTCGCACTATGCGCTTTCAAGCTGTCACCTACACCATCGGTGCTTTGGTTACCAGTCAAGAACACGATGGTCTGTCGGTCTCCGTCTTTGGGGATTGGTATGTCACCGAGTCGAGGGTTGGCCTTCTCGAACATGGGGTGCAACATGTTCTTCACAGGGTCTGCGCCCTTGGTGTACTCGTCAAGCATGATGACCAACGGCTTGCCTTCGTGCAGTTTGAACCGAGCGTTCGGATAGTACCGAGTCGTCTTGGTCTCGTGGTCGATCACAGGCATCGCAATGTCGCCCAAGTCCATATTGGGTACGTCAATATACGCATGGTCATACCCGAGTCCGTCGGCCACCTGCTTTAGTAGGGAGGACTTACCAATCCCCGGCTCACCTTGCAACAGGAAAATAGTTTCGGGATTGGTACGGATAAGCGTTGCCGCTTGCTTCAAAGTCACTGACTTACCAAATTTAACTTCTGACATATCTAACTCTCCTGATGAACCTAACAATTGTTATGTTAGGGGTTGAAAAAACAAAAACACTTCTCCACTTCCAACTTATATTATAACACAAAGTTACATATAAGTCAAGTATTAGCCAGCACTCTGGCCGAACTCTTTCTCATACTCGGCTACCACCCTGTCTCTCACTTCCTTGCGCTCAAGCAATACCCGAATGAACAGGTCTGCACTCTCGGTTTGTGCCTTGCATTTAAGTGCGTACCCAGTAGCGAGTACGGCCCAGCAGAACAGTGCAATCTCTCCAAACGAAAACTCAATCATGATTAACTCCTTATAACAAATGTTATTCAACCTCGACCATCCAATGCTCGTAGATGCCGCTCGACACCTTGCCCATTGGTAACTCATAGCGCACCAACACCTGATGTGCGTACAGCATGAACAATACATCATCAAGCAAGGGTACGATATGCTTCGCCTGCGCATATACTTCGTCGGTGCGTATGTCCATCTCGTCTGTGTCTAGCTTGGCAATCAGAATCAATGCCGCCTTGTAGAAGTTCGTGTGCTTGCCCTCCTCGGGTTGGTCGGGGCGAATCAAACTCTCGAACGCTTTGGATGACTGCTCATACTGGTCAGCTTTGACGATAGTCCAGTTAATCTTCTGCTTGCCGCGCTTGTCCATGTACTTGTAGTCTCGTAGGTGTATCAAACTACCAAGCACAGCACCAAACTCATTTTGTGGTATGACAACATAGTTCTTCTCAGGTTGCCAACGATGTTGCTTTGCCACTTCAGTGCGTAGGTTTACGAACCCTTTCAGGTATGAGTAGAACTCGCCATACTTGGTTCTAACATTTGTTATTTCCTTGCGGTTGAGTTTCCATCCCCATTGTTGCGTGGGATTGAGCACAGACCAGTTCCCATCCTCCCCCATGCGCATACGCAGTTTGTCCTTGTCGGCGAGCGTGTACTTGTTGCCGTTGATGGTCAGCACAGTCGTGCGTCGTGCCCCACTCGCACTGATGCCCAGAATGTGACCGATGAACTGATGCGTTGATACGGAGTTGTACCCATCAATGAACAGTGACACCTCGCCATCGGGCGTGAATGTAATGACCGGAGTTTTGTACAAGACCAACTCGACAGCATCCCCATGTTTGCGTATGCGGTATGTGTCTGCGTCCCGTCGCTCACCCAACGGCTTGACTTCTTCTGCTCGTCCGCGCATCGGCTTGACTGCGTTGTACATCTTTAGTGCGTCCTCGTACTTGCGTATCTGTGGCACTCGCCTGATTGTTGCGTATCCCATCACACCACCTTATTTAGTTTGTCTAACATGTACTCACGCAGGATTGCGTAAGCCTCCTCTTTGCGACCCTCTCGGTCGTGCAACCAAGCCTTGGTCAGTGTCTCGGTGTCATCAAAGGTCACTCCATCTGTACCTCGTTCTTTTAACTCTTCAAGCAAGTCATCGGTATCAAACTCGCTCAGGTCAACGTCCACCTCGACCTCTGTTGTTATCGTTCTGTATGTCATCACATTTCTCCTTCTTGCCAATCTTTACAGTTACACAATTCCTCGTTGCCTGTTTTGTATGCAGGGCAACTCACCATGTGCACGAGTTTGTGTCCGTGGTAGATGAACACATCAATCATCATGGCGTGGTCGTGCAACTGCTTTGTTACATTTGTGTATAGCTTGGAAGCTATAACCAACTGCTCGGGCGTAGTCTCAGGGTTGTTCATCAGCAGGGGCAATGTCTCCTCCATGTGTTTGACATTCTTACGTATGCCCTCCCACTTACGCATGAGCATCCGTGTCTTGGGTTTGTTGAGTCCGTAGTACCAACTGTTTGGCTCTATCTCGCTTGCCTTCATCACACACCTCCGATTGTTTTGTATGCCTTGATTTTCTTCAGCGATGGATTGGCTGTTTTGAACCTCTCCTTCGCCAACTTCATATTCTGTGCCACGATACTCTCGGCAACCCAGTTGCTGAACCTATCGCACCAACCTGTCACATAGTATCTACATAACATTTGTTAGTCCTCCATCTCAAAGTAGTCGTAGTCGCGTTCACCACCAGCCGCGCGTTCAACATCGAGCAGGCTCAATGCTTCAGTCATCAGGCAATGGGTGTCTTCCAAATACGATGCTTGGTACTCGGCAGGGTTCAGCAGATAGCGGCGTAGGTCTAACTCCACTGCTATCAGCAACTTCATGGCTTTCTCGTAGTCGTGCTCAGTCATTTTCTAACTCCTGTTCGTTGAGGAACCCGCTCACGCTGAGCATCCCCGCTTGCTGACTCTCACTTACATTCAACACCGACCCATCGGTGAACACCACCGATATGCCCTCGTCAAAGTCATCCACGTAATCAATACGCGCGACAGTCTTGCCCACGAATATTTGGAACATCTCATTGCTCTCGTGCATTTCTGTATCACTCATACTCGGTTCTCCTCATTTGGTTGGGTTGGTTGGGTTGGTTGGGTCAAGCAGGGAATTCAGATACCCTGCCACTCGGCACAGTTCTTCATCGCTGACATCTAACTCATGGGCGATGCGTTGCGTGGTAGCTTCATCTTCTAAGGCAATCCGCGCAATCTCTTCAATCAAAATCTGTAAGTCACTCATGTTCTCAACTCCTTCTGGTTAGTCTGCTTCAAGGTTGTGGGTGCGCTCGTAGTGGTAACCAACTGATACGGGCCTTTGCCGTATTCTTGCACAATGCACCACGAACTACGCTCTACCTGTGCACTGTGCTCTCGGTCACGCTCACAGAACAAACAGAACGCTTGGTATCTTGTAGCGGGTACATCGTCACCGCAGTCAATACATAGTTTCCAATCTAACATTTGTTATCCCTCCCTTGATTCTTGGTTTGCCCACTCGATGAACGTTTCGGCATCGGTGTGGTGCACTATGCGCACTTGGTCTTCCAAGTGTTGGGCGATGGTATTGAGTACCACGTGAAGTGCAGTTGTGACAGCGGCAGGGTTGTCGGATGCCTTGGCGATGTCGTATGCGTAAGAGATGGATTCCTTGATGGATTCCTTGGTTGCGAACAGTGGGCTGTACAAACCCTGTGCAAGTGCAATGATTTCTTTATCTAACATGACTAACCTTTCTGATTTATAACAAATGTTATGTTTTGGGACTTTGGCAAGGCTTGTTTTGTTTTTTCCCCACCAGCTTATATTATACCACAAAGTAATGATATTGTCAAGTTTTCTGGGCAGTGTTCAATTGAACAGGTTCTCGAAGTATTGGTCAATGATGACAGTGTCCTCGAAGTTGTTGGTGTCGGCTTGCAGTTGGTCTGCATCATGGTCTTGAAACCACAGGTCATCGCCTGTTGTGTTGCAGGTAACTTTGTAGCCCCAACCATTGCCGTAGCTTTGGATGGTGTACTTACCGTCGTCGGTGTCGAACTCGTTTGTAATCATGATTTACCTTTCATTGTTTATAACAAATGTTATGTTTTGATGCGGGTTTTTGTTTTTTCCTCATCAACTTATATTATACCACAAAGTTAAAGAGTTGTCAAGTTTTTAGGCAGTGGGATGTTACGAAAGTGATGTTATGAAAATGGGGAAAGTTATGTTATTTTTGGGTAAACGTAACGGAAAACATAACAAAAGAAAGTCAACAACGGCGGGGCTTAGCGGAGAGTTTTTTATGTAATGTTATAATGTAATGACTTTTTAGATATATATACAGACCCCAACTTTACAATGTCAAGTTCTGAGTATGTGTGATGTTATGCACTTGCTGTGTTGCTCGTTCTGGCAGGTTTTCATTATACACGTATAACATTATAACATATAACAATGCTTTAAAATCAACAACTTGCGTGTGATACGATATAACATTACCCTCCAAAACATAACATTTGTTACGCTCGGGGCTACCCCCGCGCAGAGAACTGGTCTAGTTTAAAAAATCGCCTAGCGTTTGCGCCTTGCGGTTTGCCCTGCTCGTTGTGGCTACCCCCGCACAGAGAACTGGCATTGCTAAAATAATCGGGCAAACAAAAAGCTATTCATAACAAATGTTATAAATAGCTGAGAATGAGTAGACGCAAAAAAGCCCGCATGAAGCGGGCTTGACACAAAAAGAAAAAAGGGCAGGGTTTCCCCTGCCCTGCCTGATTAACCTAATTCATCGATATTGCCGCCGAGAATTGCATAAGCGGTCATCAATTCACCTTTGATTTCAGATGACTTGCACTCTGTACCCGCTTCCTCAGCCTTGAATATGCGGTTGATGAGGGTTTTCAATTCAGCGAGGGTTTTCGCATCAATGTCAGTTGTGCCACCTGATACCTTGTTACCCGCTGTCTCGTACCCGCTCGCTTCTTTCACACGTTGCCAATAGACATTGATTGTGGCTTCGCCGAATCCCTCAGCCTTGAACGCTTCAACGAATAACTTACGCTCATCGCTGATACCCGCTTTCAGCTTACCCTTAAGTTCGTACCACTTAGATGTTACGTTACCCTCGTTATCGACTAAGTCGAACGCTGAGCATAAGCCAGTAGCGTAAGCCTTAAGTACTTGCCCCGTTTTCTTGGCTGACTTAACTAAGTCGTTGCGCAATTCATACAAAGGGATAACAGGGGCGATGCCTACTTGAGTCACGATAGCTTGATTCACTTGAGACAATGTATTCATTTTCTAACCTTTCAAAATTTACTAACAAGGAACATAACATTTGTTATGTATGCAACCGATTCTTCGTTTGCATGGGTATATTATACCACAATATAATAGGAAATTCAAATCTAGCGTAAAGAATAATTCTATGTATATGGGGCATGGCATAACGATTGTTATGGGGTGAAATCACGTCAACCCCACCCCCCAAAAAATAGGAAAAGGGGAGGTGCGCGCATTACACTCTGTGCAGCACACCCGATACCAACATCCATACTTTATTTAACACCGTGGTACTTTTCCCCCATTCTGTACTTCCAATTTTCACTACCCCATTTATTTTTACTTAACCCCCCTCCCCCCTTACCTTTTTTGAATTACGACCTAAACGAGCCTTTTCCAGAAACACCCCCCGTCACTTTTTATTTTGGGTTCCCATTGCCCCCTATATATTTTTCTGTTACAGTCCGGCCACTCCCATTCACATGGTGCTTATGATTCAACTTGAACCTACGTCGGAACACCCTGTTCCTTTCGATCTGTCTGATGAGCAGCCAAAAACTCATACGGATAGCGTAGCTGTCGCTGTAAATACAGTTGACTTAATTAACAGCCTTGGCCCTAGCATAGATTTCAACAGTGACGACCTGCACAAAGCTGCGGATCTTCTAACCGGTGCAGCAAAACCAAACGTACCAAAGACAATGACAAAGTCTGCTGAAGCAGCCGCAGCCCACCATTTAGTAAAACAGTTTGACTTCCAAGCGTTTTCGGATGCACTGCAAGCCAGAAATTTCATAACAAATAAACTTGTCCTCCTTGCCGACAGCGGCGACCCAAAGATTGAATTGAAGGCACTGGAGTTGCTGGGCAAGCACTCGGACATCGGCCTCTTTACCGAACGCAGCGAGATTACTGTTCACCATACAACATCTGCCTCACTTGAGAACTCTATTAAAGAAAGAGTAAAACGCCTACTCAATACAGATGTAACAGACATCACTCCCCTTGACGACTTGGATGCGCAGTTGGGGAAACCGGTAGAAAAAACCGAAGAGCCAGAACCAGAACAAAAAGAAGAAATAAATGAGTGAGATCACACTCAAGGACATCGAAGCCCTAATAAACTCAGGAAAACTGAGCGAGACGGACTTACGGGTACTAGAGGCTCAGCTAACTAAATTAGAGAAGCTCAAAGATCGTGAGCTTAGCCAAACTCGGTTCATAAAGTTCGTGGAAAGGGTCTGGCCAACCTTTATTTCAGGTAGGCACCACAAGAGAATGGCCGAAGCATTTGAAAGGGTAGCAAATGGAACATGTAAACGCCTTATTATTAACATGCCTCCTCGTCATACCAAGTCTGAATTTGCTTCTTATCTGCTTCCAGCTTGGTTTTTGGGCAAATATCCGGGCAAAAAAGTCATTCAAGCGTCCCACACAGCCGAATTAGCGGTTGGTTTTGGTCGAAAAGTGCGAAATTTGGTGGATTCCGAGGTTTATCACGAGATTTTTCCCGAATTAAGCCTGCAAAGTGACTCAAAAGCGGCTGGCCGGTGGAACACCAGCAAGGGCGGTGACTATTTTGCGATTGGTGTGGGCGGTGCGGTGACCGGTAAGGGCGCGGACGTACTAATAATAGATGACCCACACTCAGAACAAGAGGCGGCTATGGCCGCAAGCAACCCAGAAGTGTACGACAAAGTTATAGAATGGTATACATCAGGGCCACGACAGCGTTTGCAGCCGGGCGGGTCGATTGTGATCGTGATGACACGCTGGTCTCAGCGAGATTTGACTGGCCAAGTGCTAAAAGCAGCGGCTCAGCGCTCTGGCGAGGACTGGGAAGTGATTGAGTTTCCTGCAATCCTACCTTCGGGAAACCCCCTATGGCCAGAGTTTTGGTCAATGGAGGAACTTGAAGCGCTAAGAAATGAACTACCCAACTCCAAATGGCAAGCGCAATACCAGCAGAATCCTGTAGGTAACGAGAGTGCGATTGTCAAGCGTGACTGGTGGCAGATATGGGAGCCTGACCGCCCACCGGCCTGTGATTACATCCTTCAGACATGGGACACGGCGTTTGAGAAAAACAACCGGGCCGACTACTCTGCTGGGACGACGTGGGGAATATTTAAGAATGATGAGGACTACGGCAACTCAAACATCATCCTGCTCAATACATATAAGAAGCGGGTTGAGTATCCAGACTTGAAACGTGATGTGTTGAAAGAGTACAACATGTACGAGCCGGATGGGGTACTTATAGAGAAGAAGGCGTCAGGAGCGCCGTTGATCTATGACTTAAGAGCAATGGGCATACCTGTGCAGGAGTTCACTCCCGGAAAAGGGCAGGACAAGATTGCCCGTCTTAACGCAGTCTCAGACATAATCGCGTCTGGGAAAGTATGGGTGCCAAACACTAGGTGGGCTGAAGAATTGGTAGATGAGATTGCAGAATTTCCTTCAGGCGAACACGATGACTTGGTGGATGCAACAACTCTGGCACTCATGAGATTTAGACAAGGTGGGTTCTTGCGCTTACCCAGCGACGAGCCTGAAGACATTCGATATTTCAAAGGTCACCGCCGAGAGCGGTACTACACAGTTTAAGGACACAAAATGGCAACAAGTTCAATGGACAAAGGTCTGTACGCAGCCCCTCAAGGCATCTCCGCATTAGCTGGCCAACCTGACATGGAGATCGAGATTGAAGATCCTGAGTCAGTAAGCCTACATATGGGCGACATTGATATTGAGTTAGCACCCCAAAAAGAAACAGCCAAAGACTTTGATGCCAACTTAGCGGACTACATGGACGATCAAGATTTGGATGGGCTTGGCGAAGAGTTGATTGGAGACTTTGGTAAAGACGTAATGGATCGCAAAGACTGGATCAAAACCTACGTTGATGGCCTGAAACTGTTAGGTTTGCAGTATGAAGAACGCACAGAGCCGTGGCAAGGTGCTTGTGGCGTGTTTCACCCTATGCTGACAGAGTCAGTAGTTAGGTTCCAGTCAGAAGCCATGATGGAGACATTCCCAGCAATGGGGCCTGTCAAGACACAAATAGTAGGCGCAGTTGATCTATTACGTGAAGAAGCTGCCGCTCGCGTGCGCGAGGACATGAACTATCAGTTGACTGAGGTGATGGTCGAGTACCGCCCAGAGCACGAGAAGATGTTGTGGTCACTACCACTAGCGGGTTCAGCGTTCAAGAAGGTGTACTTTGACCCAAGCAAAGGTCGCCAAGTAGCTGTGTTCATTCCAGCCGAGGACATCGTCGTACCGTATGGTGCGAGTAATCTAGAGTCAGCGGAGCGTGTTACACACGTGATGCGCAAGACCGAGAACGAGGTCAAGAAGCTGATTGAAGCTGGGTTCTACAGTGATGTGGACTTAGGTGAGCCAACGCATGAGTTAGACGACATTGAGAAGCAGAAGGCTGAAGAGCAAGGCATGTCAGCCCTGAATGATGATCGCTTCCGTATACTTGAGATGCACGTAGACTTAGACTTGCCCGGCTATGAGCACAAGGACAAGAAAGGTAAGGTCACTGGGATCGCACTGCCGTACGTGGTGACTGTTGAGAAAGGCACACGCAAAATCTTAGCCATCAGAAGGAATTGGTACGAAGATGATGAACTCCATACAAAGCGCCAGCACTTCGTCCACTACCAATACATCCCCGGTTTTGGATTTTACGGTTACGGTCTTATCCACCTTATCGGGGGATATGCAAAATCGGCTACGATGCTCATCAGGCAATTGGTTGACGCAGGAACGCTTAGCAACCTGCCGGGCGGCCTCAAGTCCCGTGGTTTACGTATCAAGGGTGATGACACTCCCATTCAACCCGGAGAGTTTAGAGACGTAGATGTCCCTTCCGGAAGTATCCGCGACAACATCTTACCGTTACCGTACAAAGAACCAAGTCAGGTTCTGTTTGCGTTGTTCCAAAACATTGTGCAAGAAGGCCGTGCATTTGCCTCATCAGGTGATATGAACGTGTCTGATATGAGTACCAACGCACCGGTGGGTACTACGCTGGCTCTGCTTGAGCGCACATTGAAAGTGATGACGGCTGTTCAAGCCCGACTGCACTACACGATGAAGCAAGAGTTCCGCTTGCTCAAAATCATCATCGCCGACTACACACCCGAGGAGTATGACTACGAGCCGGAAGACGCGGGTCGCAAGGCTAAAAAGTCAGACTATGACTCTACCGACGTGATCCCAGTCAGTGATCCAAATGCAGCGACGATGGCACAGAAGATCGTGCAGTATCAAGCTGTTCTACAACTCGCACAGTCAGCACCTCAGCTCTATAACCTCCCCTTGCTGCACCGCCAGATGATTGAGGTGTTGGGTATTAAGAACGCCAGCAAGCTAGTGCCGGTGGAGGATGACCAAGTGCCAACCGACCCAGTGCAGGAGAACCAGAACCTGCTCATCATGAAACCGGTCAAGGCGTTCATTGAGCAGAATCACGAGGCGCATATTCAAGCGCACATGGCAGCAATCCAGAATCCCAAGATTCAACAGTTGATGCAGATGAACCCACAAGCTCAAGCGATCATGGCAGCAGCTATGGCGCACATCAACGAGCACATTGCGTTCGAGTATCGCAAGCAAGTGGAGATGGCCATCGGTACACCGTTGCCTACAGAAGAACAGAACAAACAGGTTCCTCCAGAGTTGGCAGACAAGATAGCTATGCTGACCGCCCAAGCGTCGCAACAGTTGACTCAGCAAGCTCAACAACAAGCACAGGCTCAGCAAGCTCAGCAAAAGATGCAAGATCCAATTGTTCAAATGCAGATGCAAGAACTCCAACTAAAACAACAAGACTTGCAGTTGAAGCAGCAAAAACAAGCTGCCGATGCAGCAGCTAAGGCAGATCAGTTGGAAATCGAAAAGTCCCGTATTGATGCACAGATGCAGATCGCCGCTATGCAAGTTGGAGCACAAGCTGCGGCTAAGCGAGACCAGCTCAATAAACAAATGGAAGCTGATGGAGTCCGTATGGGCATCGACGCTGCCAAGCACCGTGCTCAGATGGCGGTGCAGATGGCGCAACGTGCATCACAACAGAATAGACCAAAGAAGGAAACTAAATGAACCATCAGGCGTTCCCGTATCTCCTAAAAGAAATTGCCAAGCTACGTGAAGATCAGGCTGTTTTCTTGACTGGCGGCGGTGCAAAAGATTTTGCCGAATATCGGCATGTTTGCGGGGTCATCCGAGGTCTGACCCATGCAGATCAACTTGTCAGAGACCTTGTGCAAAAAATGGAGTTTGAAGATGAGTGAATTTGATACCACTGCGGTAGATTTATCTGGCATTCTTAATACGAGTGCAGAAGATAAAGCGAAACAGTTGCCTGACCCAAAAACTTTCCACATTCTGTGCGTTGTTCCAGAAGCGATGGAGCAGTACCACGATAGCGAAGTTGGCATCATTAAAGCAGGGGACACCATGCACTATGAAGAAGTACTGACCCCAGTACTATTTGTAGTCAAGCTTGGCCCCGATGCTTATAAAGACGCATCTCGCTTTCCTAGTGGGCCATCATGTAAGGAAGGTGACTTCATCATCGTTCGACCCAATTCAGGCACCCGCTTGAAGATTCATGGCAGAGAGTTTCGCATCATCAATGACACCTCAATCGAGGCAGTAGTTGAAGACCCCCGTGGCATTACACGAGCATAAGGAGTAACACATGATAGATGACTATGAATTGCCTGATCCCGATAAAAAGGGAAAAGCTCAAGAAGAAGACAAGTTTGAGATCGAAATAGAGGACGATACTCCGCCGGAAGATCGTGGGCGCAAGCCTATGAAAGAACCCGTCGAGGATATAACTGAAGATGAACTATCGTCATATGACGAGAAGGTTCAAGCGCGAATGAAGAAATTCACTCGTGGCTACCACGACGAACGCAGGGCAAAAGAAACCGCGCTACGTGAGCGTGAAGCCGCTGAAGCCTACGCACGACAAGTCGTTGAAGAGAACAAAAAGCTTCAACAACAACTTTCTAGTGGCAGTAAAGTATTCATTGAGCAGTCGCAATCCTCTGCCGCAATTGAGCTTGAAGCCGCTAAGAAAAAGTACAAGGAAGCCTACGAAGCAGGCGATGTAGATGCTTTAACCGACGCACAAGGCGACATTGCTGAAGCTACGTTAAAACTAGATAAGACCCGTGGTATGAAACCTATTGAGGTTGAAGAACACGAGTTCAAACCTACTCAACCCGCCCAACCAGACAAACCTAACCTTACTCCCCGCACCCAGAAGTGGATTGACAACAACAGCGACTGGTGGGGTAAAGACGACGAAATGACAATGACCGCAATGGGTATTGACAGGAAGTTACAGAAGGAGTATGGTGCGGACTATGTAGGTACTGAAGAGTACTTTCAA